CATCGTTATTGATACCATTCACCTGTTTATACAAGGTCGACCAGGACTCGGTACGTCACTTGGGATACTTGTCCAGTTAGCAACCAATCTGCCCCGATCTTCCGATCGGTTGGGAGTCGAACCCATCTCCTTCTACTATTTCGGTCCTTCGAAGAAACCTAGATAGCGTGACTTTCTCTTGCTGACAGTGAAGTGTCATGCGTATAAAATCTATACCATATTAAAACATACTCCGTATCTTAGAAGTGTTCAGTAGATATCTCTACCGTCTTTCTCCCCAAATAGTTAGACCGCGAATCTAACTCAACCTGAAGTATGCTTTAATATGGTACACGATACGAGAATCGAACTCGTCTTTCCGCCTTGAAAGGGCAGCGTCCTAACCGATAGACGAATCGTGCATAATTGTAGAGTCTGCCCCAATAAACCCAACGCAACTCTAACCGATCAACTCTTACAGCTGATCCCCTAAAATTGCCTTACGCTCCCGACTTCACGTAGAGACTTAGAAAGGTCTTTAAGAACTAACTTAACAAGACTAATTATAACTCAAACTTTAATAAAAGTCAAGGACTATTTTTGGCGTCCCGTGAGAGATTCGAACTCCCGACCCACGGTGTAGAAGACCGATGCTCTATCCACTGAGCTAACGGGACATATAACAATTATACCTGACTTCAGAATTAAAGTCAAGCACTTTATTTGGTACGAGTGGTGGGACTCGAACCCACAGAACCTTGATTTTAAGTCAAGTACCTATACCAATTCGGTTACACTCGCATTATTTCCTAGTGTTCTTTCCTCTATATGTTTCTGTTTGACTGTGACAGTTTGGACATAACAATCTAAGATTTTTAAACTTATGATTATGTCTATCTCCATCAATATGATCTAATTCAAGAGGAGCAGGTTTTCCTTGCCACTCAGTTATACCACAACATTCACATACGTGAGGTTTAACACCTTCTTTCAATAGTCGAACTCTTATCTTATTAGATTGGTACTGCGGGTGATTACCAGCAAGAATATCCTCTAAGAGAATTTTACGATCATCTGTTATTGGCTTTTTAAGACCAACACCAGCTTGATTTGTAATAAAGACTCCAAGCCTTTCGGCATGTTTTCTATATGTTCCATACTGAATACCTAACATCGCAGCAGCTGCAGTTGCTGAATTAGCAACCTTAGAAGCATTGATAATTTGTTCATCAGTGCAATTGATTTTCTTACCCATAGACACTCCAAATAGTTTATCTGATATGTCTATTTATAAAAATCATCATCGCTCTATAGATCAATTATACCTCAACTCTGATTAAAAGTCAAGGACTATTTTGTGGAATCTGGGGTGAGATTTGAACTCACGACTTTACGGGTTTGCAATCCGTTCCAATTGACCACTCTGGCACCCAGACATAAAACTTGGTGGGGATGGCGAGACTCGAACTCGCAGAATCTTGATTTTGAGACAAGCACGTATACCAATTCCATCACATCCCCATGGCTCCGTTATATTTGGCATTTTAACTGGGCGAGAACGGAAGCACCCCAGATTAGTCGCGACACAACTTGGTGGGCTGACTGAGAATTGAACTCAGACTCGACCGATTATGAGTCGGCTGCTTTACCATTAAGCTACCAGCCCAACTAAAATTTGGCTCGGGTCTCTCCTCGACTGTCACGCATTTCGCTTACGTCGGCGGCAGAGAGCGACTCTGCATTATAACTGGCGGAAGATACAGGAATCGAACCTGTCAGCCCATTTCTGAACGAGAGTTTAGCAAACTCCTGTCGCACCTTGCAACACATCTTCCAATTAATAGTTACCGTTCTTGAAACCAACTTGTCCACCTTGATCTTTGATACGTTGTATAACGTCTTCAAATAAGATGGGTCTGAAGTCAATTTGCTCAACACAAACACAAAAATATCTAGGATCAATCACAGTACCTACATTCCATTCACCCGATTGCATTACACGATTTGTGTGTAAGTGACCATGGATGTTAGTACCGAAACGGTGTAACTGTTGCGGATGAACAGGAATATGCGTTAAGATCATACCATTCATCACATGGCTTCCACGGATATCTCTAAAGTGTTCGGTGTAATCCTCTAACTTAAAAATATCATGGTTGCCTTTGATTAATACCTTGTCACCGTTCAACCGATGCATAATCTTTAATGCCTTGCGGTTAATGACAACATCACCTAAGTGATAGACCTTATCAGTTGGCTTTACTGTTTCGTTCCACATCTTGACCATGGCTTCATCCATTTCTTCTGGATTGTCCCATGGTCTAATTTTAGTCACTCCATCAGCTTCAGTGAATTTACATACACCAGCGTGACCAAAGTGCGTATCGCTTACTAAGAATACACTTGGCATATAAAATCCTTTCGTTCATTATCATTAATTATACCCTGAATTTGTATTAAAATCAAGGACTATCTGGTATCTCCCACAGGACTCGAACCTGCATCACCCGACTTCGTAGGACGGTACATTATCCAGTTATGCTAAAGAGATATAAAACAACAGGATCGTTTTTCTTGGACAGGATTTGAACCTGCTACAGTTTCCTTAGAAGGGAAATGCTCTACCTATGAGCTACCATGAATGGTTTTTGCTGAACCGATCCTAAAAACTTGGTGGGTCGTGACAGATTCAAACTGTCTTCTCTCTGCTTAAGAGGCAGGACTTCATCATCAAAGTTTACAACCCAAAATTTGGTGGGGACAACGGGATTCGAACCACGTACAAGAACTTTTACAGAGTTAGAGCTTTAGTGTTGCGGAAACAATCCTACAGACAGGATTGACTTTTTGCTATGCTATGCTACCATTACATCATGTCCCCAAATCTTCTTTGCTCCGTACACTGGGATCGAACCAGTCTAATCATTGATTAACAGTCAAGTCCTTGCACCCTGCTTGGATTCTACGGAGCAAAGAAGATTCTTAAAAGAAAGTTCCGATAGCACCCATCGTCACTTACAACCGTTGAGTAACCATGCATCAAAACAAGATTACTATTTGCTCTGGTATCGCATACGGGTAACGATCCCGTCTAGTCAGCTTGAAAGGCTGATGACCTCACCTGAAGTCGAATGCGATATAAAATCAACAGGATTCGCTTTCTTTTCAAGATATAAGTTTGAAATTGGTATTTTGCTGAAAGAATCCTAAAACTGGTGCCCCATGACAGAATCGAACTGCCGTAACCTGATTACAAAACAGGTGTAATACCATTATACTAATAGGGCAAATTTGGCGATGCGTGGGAGAATCGAACTCCCGTCTCTGGATAGACAATCCAGGATAATAACCATTATATGAACGCACCTAATTTTGGCGGAGAGCAGAGGAGTCGAACCCCATCCCATTTCTGAGAACCTAGTTTTCAAGGCTAGTCGCCGGACCATCCCAGCTGCATTACTCTCCATAATTTGGTGGAGACCGAGGGAATCGAACCCTTCTAGACATCCTCCTTGCAAGGGAGAACCGTAGCCCACTACTGTCCCCAAATTGGTCTCGGATGGAGGAATCGAACCTCCGACCCATGGTCCCAAACCACGAGTTTTACCACTAAACTAATCCGAGTTTAATTTGGTAGTGATAAGTGGTATCGATCCACTCTCCTTGCCTTATGAGGGCAGTACGCATCCATCTACGTCATATCACTATGGTTCCTTCAAGAGGTAACGATCCTCTGTCTATCGGTTATCAGCCGATTGCTCTACCTTTGAGCTATGAAGGAATAATTTGGTGCCGAAGACTGGATTTGAACCAGTGACACACGGATTTTCAATCCGCTGCTCTACCAACTGAGCTACATCGGCATAAAAATTCTTAGGGGTGAACAATGGGTTACGATCCCATACTACAACTTTCACAGAGTTGGGTGCTACCACTACACTATGCCCACCCCTAAGAACTCTACCATATAAAAATACACTAGCTTGCAAGACTCCCATCGACTCCACGGGTGCGCCGCTGTCAGTGGGTAGTGTATTTTTATATGGTGGGTCTGCTCGGATTCGAACCGAGAGTCTTACTGGTTAAAAGCCAGATGTTTTTGCCGTTAAACTACAAACCCAATGGTGATTGTTTTTGTGCACGACGTAGAGCCTTGTTAGACTTACGATGTACACCTGCTTTACGGAAAAGTGCTAATCGAACGAAGCAGTTACGTTCGCGCACGGTTTGTTTTCGTTTCATAACTTCTCCTTGTTAAACGATTTACCAAACAAAAACACATTACGCCATGCGAGCCCATCTGCATGCTTAGGCTTTTTATCTTCTCGTGCTGCAGCACTTACGACAGTGGCGTCACGCAATGTGTTTATGTTTGGCACCCGAGATAGGAATCGAACCTATAATAGCAGAGTCAAAGTCTGTTGTGTTACCACTACACTACTCGGGAACAAGAGATCGGCAACCTCAGCGAACCAAAGTCGCCGATCTTTTAAACAAAGTCCAGATTTTTAAAGAACTATCGAAGACGTATCTTAATACATTTTCGAATTTAAGTCAAGCACTTTCTTGACCTTAAAACAAAAAACCCCGAGGATTTCTCCATCGGGGTTTTGGTAAATAGAAGTAGACGTATTTTACATCAACTTACCAAAACCCCCACTATCGCTAATCGCATAGCCTGAGCTTTCAACTGTAAACTCTGGGCGTGTGCAATTCCATCCAGCTACTTGCGGAAGCTGTTTATGCATTCTGGAATTTAACACTATTGAGTTCATAGAAGAAATTATACCCTTTGTTTGAATAAAAGTCAAGGACTTTTTACGATTTTCTACCAACGCTTTTCAGCGTCAGTAGAACTATTTATAAGAATTATACACTGACTTTGAATAAAAGTCAAGGATTTTTCAAGATATTTTGAAAATATTTTAGTGGAACTTAGCAGCTTTGATGTTCCAGCCCATGGTACCAGCTTTAGAAGCATTAGACTTTGGCTTTGCTGCATATGATGCTAGGTGCACAAACTCACCCTCTGGTGTAACATGACCAACGTGGATAGCACCACCGCCAGCATTCTTGCGAACATCAAATTTTGTCTTAGGATTAGACAACAGGTTCTTGACTGGATGCTCACTGTTTGGTTCAACAACAGCTTTGATCTTTTCTTTTTTCTCACCAGAGACTTTAACCTTAGAGTTTGGCATATCTGTATCAGGCATCAAGTGTGCTATTAACATCTTACCAATCATCTTGTGACCCTCGTTCTTTGGAAGAGTAGTCAAGTGTTTTAAGTGTTCATGAAATTCATGGTTCTGATCAAAGATAGCTTTCTTACCACCCTCGTTTGCTTTCAATTCCATTGCTGACTTGTTCTTTTCACCACCAGCTGCCTCGTGTTCTGCACGATGTGCGTCTAGTAATTTAGCACGTTCAGCTGGTGTCTTGCCGCTGATTCCAAGAGGCTTTAATACATGCTTGTCAAGAGATTTCTTACCAACTTCATCAGCCTGTAAGGTTCTTGTCTTGTGGTCAATTAAACCACCCATGTTTGCCGCAGGGTTCTTGGCAGTAATCTCAGCAGACTTTTTAGATGACTTAAGAGACCAACCATGAAAGTGTGAACCATCAGAGTTTGCACCACTAGTCTTGTTAGAACCAGTAATTTCAACTGCAACGTCAGCAGTATTATCTTGTGTATCATTGTGGTGACCACGTGTAAAGCGAGAGATATCTCCTGGCTTTGAAGTGTGACCAACATCTTTGATACGTGCCTTTGGACCATGCATTGCACGAACATCACGAATAATACCAGCTGCTGCAGCACGACCATGATAGATTCTTGTTTGAATCTGCTCAGCTGTATGCTCTTTAGCATTTGGATGCTTAGCAATTACATTGATCTTATCTTGAATCTCTTTCTGCTCAGCTTTATGCTCAGGACCACCGTATGTACCATTTATCTTATGCTTGTGTTCATTAAGATGGTAGTGTGTTGCCATTTCAGTTAACACGCCACCTGCATTGATAGAAAGGTTACCAGATTTATCTACGTGTTCAGCTTCAGCTTTTACAGCAGGTTCTTTCTTTGGCTTTTCAACTTTTACTTTTGGTGGTGCTTTTTCAAGCAACTGTTTGAAACCCAAAAATTCTTCTTTAAGATCTTCGTCATCATCTTCAGGTTCATATGCAGACGATTTCTCAAGTTCATGTTTACTTGGAGTTTCAGCGTCTGGTTTCCAACTTACAGTTTTTACTACAGCGCCCAGATGCTTATTTACAAAAGAAGCATGAGTACCATGTTCATCTTTATCCAAGTGAACATGTACCAGATGTCCGTGTTCTGTATGATAAACGTGGTGCGGGGTTCTACCCTCAAAACCTTTATCGGCTTCTTCAGTGAGCCATGTTTTAAAACCGTGCATATGTAACCCTAATAAGATAGTATCCTATTATTTAGCTGTTCAAAACCTTGGCGCATGCATTCATCACTGAAGCAATACGTCCAATATCTCGCAGGTTTTCCACAGTATAACCTTCGGCTTTCAAAGTTTCATAGTGAGCTTTGACACAGAAATGACACTTGCCAACAATACTTGCAGCAAGAGAGAATGCCTCAAAGTTAGACTTTGTAGTACCACCATGACTGGCGATAGCATTCATGCGTAATTGAGCAGGAAGACCAGCAAGTGCTGGGTCGTCTGCCATTTCAACATACGGATACCATACATTGTTCTGAGCCATAATACTTGCAGCTGCCATAGCAGATTCTGCAAATGTAGGGTTATCTGCTAGCAGTACACTCAGCAACTTACCGTTACCTGTAGCAGCTAGAGCAGCAACAGCACAACCCATGGCTACATTGGGATCTAGTGTACTGCGCATCAATACAGCGTCAAGGTTCAGCTTAGTATCCTTGGCATAATCTGGCATCACTGCCTTTACTGAATCAATAAAACTCATTTTGTTTTCTCCGCTAATTCTTTGTATCCAGCCCAACTTGGGTGAATGTTGTCCTTACTAATACGTGTAATTGGTAATACCGTATCTCCATACTCTTGGGCAATGGTTTTAATAATTTGTTGAATATGTTCAATTGGAACTTCGCTGGCTTTTAGATTGCCATGTGGCAGAACCCAAAACACACGAGCAGTAGTTCCTACTTTTTCGCGGATACGTTGCAACTCTGCTTTAGTGCGTACACCCTTATGATCGTTGCTACCCAAACTAATGATAACAGTTTTTGCAGTTAGATCTCTTTTCAGATAATCGCGATTCCACTGCCAGGTATTGATGCCACCCTTTGCGATAGCAGTACATTCTGGTCTATACTGGTGGGTTCCTACAGCAATGCTATCTCCAATAATTAAACATTCTAACATTTAGTATTTTCCTGATGATAAAACAATTTGACAAATATGTTCTAGTCGCTCAATATGTTCAAAAGCACGCCAAGGGCTAGTATCAATCGCAACTACACCATGACCTTTAATTCCTACGATATCATAAGCAATATTTCCATAGTGATCTAGTTCTAACTTTTCAAAACATTGATCTGCTAGTTCTTGACTGATCGGTGGAACATCGCCAACGTTTGGTGCAACATTTGTGTAACGACTAAGTTCTGGAAAGTCATTAGCTAGACTGCCCAACTCAATACCGCGATGCATAGCAGCAACACAATATGTAGGATGAAAGTGCATAACTACACGAACATCATTACTATGCTGACCCATTCTTTTTTGAAGACCAAAGTGTAGTGGAATTTCACCACTTGGTTTTAGATTCGCACTAATGTCTGTATATGGTAAGTCTATCCAGTTCCATCGCTCAACTGGCTGAAACATTATACCAATCTTTTTGAATTGGTCTGGTTGCATAGTCTGCTTACGAACACCACTTGGCGTGATATAAAAGTGATCACGATCATGATGACGAATAGATACATTACCGTCACGACTAGTAATCCAGTTGCGACGGTACGCTTCAACCATCGTATCGCAGATGGTTTCTAACATTACAGAGTTTCCCCACCGATAGTACGGTTACATGCACAAAGCTCACCAGTCTGCAACGCATCAAGAACACGTAGTGTTTCTTCAGGGTTACGACCAACGTCTAAGTTGTTAACTGTAACGTGTTGAATAACGTTATCAGGATCAACAATAAATGTAGCACGTAAAGCAGCGCCAGCTGGTGCATAGAAAATACCAAGTTGCTCAACCAAGCTCTTGTTCTTATAACCATGACCATCAACATATACTGGACGAGCAGTATCAGCAAACTGAATATGACGAATCTTCTTTAGGTCTTCATGAGAAGACTGCCATGCAACCTTACAAAACTCATTGTCTGTAGAACCAGTCAACAGAACTGCATCGCGATCTTCAAAGTCTTGAAACAACTTATCATATGCTACAATTTCAGTTGGGCAAACAAACGTAAAGTCCTTTGGGTAATAAACAATGACCTTCCACTTACCCGAGAATGATTCCTCTGTAATATCAAAGAACTCACCTTTTTGTCCTGGCTTTACACCAGTGACTACAAACTTATCTAATTTACTTCCTACTGTTTTCATGTTATTTCCTTTACACGTTCAACTTCAATATTACATTTTTCCAAAAATTCAATACCCTTCGTGTCACGATAGGTATCTCTATAAAATACTTTCTTTATACCTGCACCATAGATCATTTTAGCGCACTGTATGCAAGGAGCATGAGTACAGAATAGATCGGCACCATTGCCTCGTTCACCATCACGGGCAAGTTTTGATATAGCGTTTGCTTCAGCATGAATTACCTCGTCTTTCGTTTTCAAGATTGGTTCTTCGGCGATCCTATGAACCAGTTCTTCACATTCGTTTGTCCAACCAGCTGGCATACCATTGTAGCCGATAGAAATGATGCGGTTGTCTTGTACAACTACTGCACCAACCTGTAATCTTTTTGCGCTGGAAAGCTGGGCAAATCGCTCAGCTGTGTCCATAAAAGCATCAATCCACTTTTGTTTCATAACAATTCAACCTTAGTCATCAAGAAGTTTCTTGAGCTTTTTCTTTCTTTACAAGAGGCTGAATCATTCCTACTTTCTCTAGCATTTTGCGTGTAATCTTAGGATATAGTTTATGCAAACTCTGATCTTTTACCGCAATCAACATCTTTGCTTCTATAGGATGAACACCCTCTAGGAAACTAATAAAAAGAGACTCACGCTTAATAGCTTTCAGATCTGATCTACAGAACACATACATGCGTCGTAGTTCACTGAACAGATTTGTTGGAGTCATACCCATTGGCTCTGCTGATGGTTTGAACGGTGGTTCACCTTCAGGAAGAACAAACTTCTTCGCAGGGTCAAATGCATATTCAAAAATCAATTTGAGCGCAGCATCGTTTTTATACAATTCAATCTTAGACGGATCTTCATTAATCTCGTCCAGCATTACTGTTACATATTTTCTCATCAAAAATCCTCAATCTCATCCAATAATAGTCGGCAACGATTTTCCATAAGATAGTTCATAATAGCCATCTTGTCGTTGTTAGGTTTGCTATTTAGGTACACTTCAGTAATTTCATCTTTAACATCTTTTGGGATGTTATCAAAAGCAACCAGAGTAGCATTGCGTTGCCAATTTCTACGTTCTTCATCTGTACGGCAGGCATTGATACCTTTCTCATAAAACTCAGCGAGTCGTTTAGCACTTACTGGCTTTTGACGATCACCTGTGACAAATACATCATCTTTAGAAAGGATGTTAGGAACACCGTCTCCAGCATCACCTTTAACAATGTGTTCAATAGTGAATTCAGTAATCTCTTGCTTTGATGCAGTGATAAACTTCTTGACCATAGGCGACCATTGTTTTACATTACCTGAAGAGAATGGCGCAAGCTGCAGTTGTTTAAAGTCTTTATCAGAAGACAAGATAAGAACCTTTTGCGGTTCTTCCATCAAACCTTCTTGAATCAGTTCGTTTGTTTGAACATACTCGGTCAAAACTGCAATGATATCATCGGCTTCAGCACGTTCAACGTTAACTACTTTATATGGAAACACGCGAGCAATATCATCACGCATCTCAGACAGTGTATCAAAGATAAGTTTCCAGTTCAGGTCAGAAGCCTCGCGTGCTTTCTTACGACTAGCTTTGTAATACTCAAAGACTTCTTTACGCCAGTATTTACGACCATCAGTAGCAATTACAATCTGACCATACTCTTTACCATACTTTTTCTTGTATGATTTAATTGTGGACAGAACAACGTGACGAATCAGGTTTTTAACTTCTGATTCGCTACCTTTCAACTCACGCTGAAAGGTCAGAATGGTCGCCAGAGCAACTTGGGAATAGTCAACTAAAATCATTTTAAAATGCTCCGAGAATAATACATTCTTCATTAATGCGACCGTTTGGCGCAGAGGGTTTAGTCTTAAGGGTCTTGAACGCAGCATTCAGTGGACGCTTAGTCATGGTAAGACCTTTGAAAAAGTCTTCGGGTTTACGCAGGGTCATAGACTTGGATTCAGTAATATCAAAACCAATCAAGGAAGTACCTTTGATAGCAAGACCGTTTTCAGCTTTGTACACTTGTACCTTACGATACTTGGTATTGTAGATCCAAACTTCTTTAGCACCGACCATGTCTTCAGGCTTTGCTGACTTGAGTTTCAGCTCAGCAAACTCTTTCATGTATTTGACCTTAGCAACCTGTTTAGAGAGTGGCACAGGTTTACGCATACGAGGAGCACGAGTTGCTTTTGCTGTTTGCACCATCTGGTTACAATCAACAATAATCTGATCAACAAAGTCAGCAAACTTTTTCAGTTCACGTTTATTAAAATGACTGTAACCCTCTACAAGCTGAGGATCTTTACCTGCGATAGCCTCGCGCAGTTCACTGGCAGTTTTAGTATAGAACTCACCAATGCGTTTAGCAATAGGCGCAGCAACAGTATTAGTCAACAGATAATTCTTGGCAGAAAAGTCAGACTTTTTAGTAAGAACAAAGTCGTCAATTGCTGCGTCAATCTCAGCAGCAAGGTCATGAGCTTTTTCATCCATACGTTGTTGGATAGAAGGTTGAGCAGCTACAAGAGCAGCAGTGGCTGCAGCTTTTCTATCAGCTTTGTCTTCAGACTTTTGTCGAATGCCAATTTGCTCTTTCAAGAAAGCAATGCGCTCATTAAAGTAGTTCAACTCTTTTTCTTCAAGTTCAGAACCACCGTCTTGAAGACGTGCAAGAATACCTGCATAGCGAAAATGGTATTCATCAATCTTAAGAAACTCAACCGCTAGTTTCTTGTCAATTTTAGCATAGTGTGAGATGAACCACTTCTTTTTATCTTTGTCATCGTTATTTGAATTGTAATAATTCAAAGCACGAATCAAATCGCGACGATATGTTTCGGGTGTGAGTTGAACCTCGACACCCTTCATAAAAGCGTTGGCTTTTTCAATAAGTTTTTGACGTTTTGCGGCAGTAGCCATAGGATATTTCTCCTCAGTTTATATAATAATTATACCCTATTTTGCAATTAAAGTCAAGCACCTTTTTTGCTTGTGGCTTCGTCGTAGATTTCCAAGAACTCTTCATGTTCAGCTTCTACTTGAGTGCGATTCTGTTTATGATATGTCTTGGCAATTTTGTTAATAACTTTCTTTGAGATTTTAAACTCATCAGATTTTTCTTTAACAATTTCACGAATCAAATCACGCTCAGCTTCAATACGCAGCAAAGAATTGCTCATCTCTTGAATCGAGCCCATAAACTTTTTACGATCTTCTTCAGTTGAAAACATAGACATGGTTATTCCTTATTTGTAGATACTGCAGATTTAATAAACGCATTGATTAGAAATACAGCAAGCCAAGTATCAAAACTGAATGGAATAGCCAACGATGGGAAAAGAGTATTCAAAGACCAGATTACAAGAAATGGTCCAAAAATAAGAACAACAGCAGCTAGTGCTAGAATAATAGCAAGATTTTTGCCAGTGGGTTTTAGTTTAAAATTAAGCATTTGATTCTCCAATTGAAAAACTTACATTTTTGATAGAGTCCCATCGGAAGGATCTCCACTCTTGTGTGACTGTATCGTAGACGCGAACTGCGGATCCACTAGTCTGGCTATTTGACGTTTCCTCCAACCCTGACTTTGGTTGTTTATCTGCGGGAATACGGGATTCTGAGAGTGTGCAATACATTTCTCGTTCGGTTCCGTCTTTCTTGGTGAAAGTAACGCACAAGTCTGTAACGATGTCATCGTGTAAAAGTCCTTTAAGCCAAGTTTGAAATTCAGGGTCAGTGCCCACGGGTTGTTTAACTTCTGTCATTTTTCACTCCTTCATAATATTCAACTAATGGTCGCCAAAACTCTAAAAACTCTTCAGGGGTTGCATAAAACTCATCAGATGAGGTATGCGTGCCGTAGTCAGTAGAAATAGTGACTTGGATCATTCCTGGTGGAACAGGAATTCGTTTAACTTCTAATCTGTGTGGATAATTCATTGTAAAGTGTCCCATGTTTGAAACGGTGTTTTCTTACCTGCGATAAGTTCAAAGACAATATCTTCAACCTCTTGAATTTCTTCAAGGGTAATATGGCTTTCATCTAAGTGCCCTTCAATTACAGCCATTACTACCATTTTACGATCTTCAGTCATAGTGAAAGTTTCTTTCTTTTATAAGTTTCAATAATACTATCTCGAACCATATCATACATATAACTTTTAACATGGTTATTGATATTAGATCTACCGCAGGGTTCTTGTAGTCTTTTCTCTAGGTTTTTATTTCCAAAGAATATATTACCAAGATTATAATTATCAGTTTTAAGCTGCATATCAGAATAAAACTTATCATTATTAAATAGGTTCAACAAGATATCTTCAGCTTCAAACATATTCATATGTTCGTTCTTCCAAAGAACTGCATTCTTATGCACATCAGAATTAATATTCTTTATTGACATCTTGGTATAATAACTTGATTCTTCTTGGGTCATTTCAGAATAACCATATTTGGTATAATCTGAAAACTTTGATTTGATATCAATATCACCTTTTGAAATAGACAAAGCCCAAGAAATTACAGATTGGTTTTTCCAGTTTTCAAGTAACCAACGCTGAGTTTCTGTCAGACTCTGATATGTTTCATGAGGCAAACCAACAATCAAACTAATTGTACCACGATAAAGACCAGAACCAGTTGTTTCAAAGTATTTTCTAATATCAATTAGACCCTGCTTAACTCTGTCAGGATGCATACCTTTACCAACTGACTTAGCACTCTGATGATTAAAACTTTCAACACCATAGTAATGACCACGGAAGTTCATTCTTGCTAGATCTTCTACTTCTCCTTTACGAGATATCATAAGGTCAGCGCGAACAAAGCCAGTAAAGAATGTATCAAAGTCTAGCTTTTCAACTACATCTGCAAACTTTTGTATCTTTTCAGTTCGGTCGTTGAATGTTTCATCAACTACAATATAGTTCTGAACACCCCATGTATTGTAGTTCCTTTTCATCTCCAAGTCAAAGTTTTTTGCGGTGCGTGTCATATCTCCTTTTAAACCAATCAAAGGAAAATTGCAAAAGTCGCAAGAAAACATACAGCCGCGAGAGAACTCAACACTTAACCACTCATAGGGTTCAATAAAGTCTCTGGATTGATACTCGATATCTAAATCAGGCATTGGATATGCAGGATAGTCAGAGATTGCATTGATAATTTTTCTGCCAGTATTAATCCAAAACCTTGGTCGTTCACCATTACCAAACAAATACTTTAGCAATTCAATGATAGCATTTTCACCATAACCCTGTATGTAATAGTCAATCTGTTTAGAATTGAATAAAGGGTTTACCGCACTGCCGCTGATATATTTTAGGTCAGGATACTTTACTCGACTCCAAACAATAAACGACTCAAGAGTGTCTGACCATGTAGAAAATAAATGACTAAAGCCAAAGAACTTAGTGTTATTGGTTACTCTGCTTTTACATAAAATCTGTAACTCATCAAGAGACCAAGACATTGCAAAGTCAATTACCTCTACATCCCAGCCGTGGCTTCTTAGATGATGCGCGATTCTATAGATACCTGCACTACGCGCAGAACTAAACTTTGAAGGATCAATAACATTAAATAAAAGGCAGTGATTCATTAATTTCTACGCATGGTCGCAATCTCAATAGCTTGCTCATCAGAAAAGATCGGCACAGCATTGGACTTGTGCATTGTGCCAATACCTTTGATTGCGGTGCCAGTATAAACAGGTGTTGGTTTTTTGGTGCAATCGTGATAGCCAGTATCCAGCGAAGGATATTTTGGCGTTTCGCGAATATACTCTTTGACTTGTTTAATAGGCTTAACAAGTTTAGCAACAGGCTTTGTGTCATACTTTTTAAGAAGTTTTTCCCACTCAGCCTGAAGCTCGCGTTGTTTTGCGGTCGGTTTACGTTTTTTGGATTTACCAAGAGATGCGTGAAGTATAGCCATAAGATTATTATACCTTATTCTTGAATATAAGTCAAACCAAGAGCCTGCATGAGTTTTTGTTTAACACGCAGGTTAGGTTGGCGATATCTTTCTGTTGCAGTGAACCCCATCATAGTACCAACTTCAACAACAGCACCTGATCGGCAGATACCTGCATGGCAGTGTACCAGCACATTCATATGTTGTGCCATAGCGTGACTCAGCAGACAAGCAATTTCATTGGCTTGACTGTCGTTGATCTTACACTCATCAGGGAATCCATCAGAATCTTCAGCGTCCAGAAACTCAAAACAATAAACTTCTTTGAATTTCTTTTTGGTGGGCTTGAACTCAGTGGCTGGATCTTGAATGCGAATGAGCATGCAGTTCTCTCCAAGGTCGCTATGGAGACCGAGATGAATGTCACTCATACTAACATTTTCAATCCAACGAATCATGATATATTACTCCAAACTTGCAATTTAATACGTTTATTACGACTGGCTTCTAAACAAGCAGCTTCATTGATAATACCTTTTTCAATCATCAATTCAAACATACACATCAAGTCGCCAACTTCTGTTTCAAGATGAGCTTGATTAGTCACACCTTTATGTTCAGACGTTAGACCAAAACGACGAACTTTGCTAATTGCTTGGATAACTTCAGCACATTCTTCCTGCGCAATATCCATAATCTCTTGTTCAACTGAATTCATAACTGCTCCTTATATAACAATTATACCCCAAGACTGTATTAAAGTCAAGGGGTATTTTTAGTTAGACAGAAGCGTTTGCACGAACTTCATCAAAGGTGTAATCACGAACAATCTTACCATCGCGATACACTTCTTGGAGTACCTCAGTGAAAGGACCGAAGCCACGATCATACCAGCCTTTTGGTTGATCAACAGCACTTACCCATTCACCACCAGCTTTCCAAAGTGTTACTCGACCAGCTTTAGACTTCTTACCTGAGTCAGTGATAGGATCTTTCTGTACATCAATCCACTCGCCGTTGATCAATGCAGAAGAACACTTCATTGCAAACTTCTGAGTGTCACGATCCACTTGTTGGAGTAGAGCACCACCCATACCAAAAGCGATGTTGTCAGCACTCCAACCCATAGCCATGAAAGCACCGAGAATGCTACGAATAGTCAATTCATTGACCCCATCCCCTTGGATAAGTCGGACATTGTTAAGCACTTTGAATCCCTTGACGTTGACTGTGTAACCAAACTTCTGACCAAGAATCTCAATCAATTGACGGTTAACATCAACAGGATCGCCACTGTCAGGACGAATAACGATAGTTGCACCGCTATCAATAACTTGTTGACGAAGTTGTTCACCCCAGAGTTTGGAAGCGGCATTATATACATCATAGCTGTCGCTGACAACAGCAACAATGGAACCAGGTTTGGCGAATTGAGCAACCATGTTAGCATATGCTTTTACCTCGTTGTCACGACCCCAAGAAGTGATTGTACTGTGCTCAGCAGCAGGGATGGAGAACCCAGCAATACCAGCGTTATAATACTCACGAGCATACAAAATGCCCGTAATAGTATCTGTGCCCATAAAGTTGACAAGGTGAGCGGCTCCACCAATACCAGCAGACTCCATGCTAGACACACCGCGAGCACCAAAATCGTGCAACTTAAAATTAATGGTAGTAGGGTCACCAGTACGCTCCAAGTAGTCAAGAATGACTTGTTTAATTGTATAAGATTGTGTTGCCACAGTGGTAGGATACCATACTGCACGCAACAGCGCAGTTTCAAGATAAGTGGTCAACCAAAAACATTGAGGATCCGTATTTTCAATTGTCGCAAGTACATTTTTGACAGGAACCACAGTGCCTTCAGGTACAGCACGGATAACGACTGGAAGGTAGCCGTTGTGCACACGTAGAATGTACTCCCATCCTTCTCGGTTGAAGGGTTCTCCGTGAGCAGTAAGTATTGCATCCGCAGTATCAATGTCGGCTTGAGTGATTGGGTCAAGTAGGTACTCCTTGATAAATGCCTGCAGTCCGAACATCACAGTTTGATCATAACGACCACCACGAGATTCAATATAACTATAAACACCAGTAGTGCCAGC